GCCGTTCCCGTGATATTTGTGCCTATCAACGCAGTTGGTGTGCCTAAATCTGGCGTAACTAAAGTTGGTGAGGTGTCAACAACAAACTTTGTCCCTGTGCCTGTTTGACTTGCAATTGATGTGACATTTCCGACTGACGTTATTGGCCCCGTCAGATTGGCATTAGTTGAATTATTGCCATCAAGTTTTTGAATTGCTTGCAGGATTGAGTCTGTTGCTGAAACTGTGCCTGCGCCAGAAATGTAGCCCGTCAATACCTTTGCAATCACAGGTGCATTAGTCAGCGTGGTTGCATTGCCAACTGAGGTTACATCGCCCGTCAGATTTGCATTGGTAGTGACGTTGCCAGCCGTCAAGCCAGCCGCCGTGCCGGTGACGTTGGTCATTATTCCCGAAGCTGGAGTCCCTAAAGCGGGGGCTACTAGGGTCTTATTGGACAGCGTTTCAGTTCCGGCCAAAGTGGCCAAAGTCCCGCTAACAACTGGCAACGTAAGAGACGTAGTTGCGCCCTGTACCAACGTAGTGTTGAACGCGCCGGTGGTAGCAAAATTGCCCGCTAACGCAAGCGTCCCGGTAGTGACCGTAACCGCAGACCCACCAGCGTTTATCACCAGTGCTTTATTGGCGTTGCCGGAAAGCGTAGGCAAAAGCGCAAACCCAGCGGTGATTAGATCTAACTCCGCCCGCAAAGCTGATGATGCTCCCGGCGCGCCGGTAGTTGGGTACGAGCCGTGATTGTAGTAAGAGTTGCTCATCGTAATCCTCTACGCGGCGTGTAGTGATAAATAACACTGTTAACCGTAAACGGATAGATGTAATCCGTTGTAGAGCTAATAGTAGCTTGAATATTTTCGGCAGTGCCAACAACGTCTACTTCTGTTGGCGATAGGGTAACGCCGTCCCAGATAAACGCATCCCATGTAAACACGTCCCAAGCCGGCGCAGCTTGAAACGAAGACGCGTACGCCACAACTCCCGGCTGGTCTACCTCGGTAGAGTTATACCCTAAATTGTAGCCAAAGCTAATAGCGGCATAAAAATCACCTTGCATTTCAATACTTGCGTGCCGCCACTGTTTGTTTATCCGGGGCGAATTTGCAAAGTCATACGCTAGCGTAAAAAAAGCTTCGATAGGCTCGCCGTCAAAAGATGACCCTACGTCAAGTTGGTATACGTAGCCGCCCGTAGCCGCTCCAAAATAAGAAACTTCTGCGCCGGTAGATAACTCACCTTCCCATGCGCAATACACCGGGTCTTCAAAAAACACCGGCGCAGCGCCCATATATCGTCCGTTAACTACGGTTAAGTACAACCCATAACCGTCGTTAAAAAATACCCGGTACTGATTTTTTTCTCTCAACACCGTCGAGTACGCAATTTTAGTTCGCTTGTCTTCGATAAACGCTTTGATGTTTTGCGTTAGGCTAGCTGACGCAAAGTTACCAAAATTTAATGTGGTTTGTAAAGACACAATTCCCCGGTCGTCAAAAACATACGTTTCAGCCATGTTTTGCGCCGTGTAATCTAACCCACCTACGCCATTGCTAAAGGTGACAAAATTCCAAGTGGCTGCTGACGTGCCATACAACATAGACGTACTGCCGCGCCCCACAACCGCTAACGTAGCCGTAGTTTGATTGCCGGGTAAAACCACTAAATTAGATACCGTATCTCCCGTAGCTATTTCACCACCACCGTTTACCGGTAGCCACATAAAGGGTGTTCCCACTCCTGAGTAAAATATGGAACTTTGTATGGACAGAAACAAAAAGTTTTTGTGTACGGCGATATGTTTAGGTGTATCTGGCGAAGCGCCCGTGGTAATAGGTACTAGCGTAGTGCCATCAAATTCAAACGCTCTATTTACGCCGTCGCAGCCATAAATTCGCAACGTTCCCAATTGGCCAGAGAAATTACCCGCCGCAAACTCAAATTTTCCACCCACTGCTAGCGTAATGGCAGTTTGTATCCCGCTTAACGTAGCCGTAGCTCCGCCAGTCAACGTAGCCGCGCCGGCAGCAAAGTTACCCCCTACCGGATTGGTTATGACAAACGCGCCGGCGGCAGTCCCTGTCCACGCTCCGCTGCGGGTAACTACTCGTCTAACAGTAGCCGTCACGCCTCCTTGAGTCAAAACGGCTCCGTCAGCAGGAGTAGTGACACTCCCAACGGTAAAAAGAACTTCGTTATTGAACGTTACCTGCACCCACCCGGAACCGGATGATTTGTACATATCTACCGCGGTGCCCCCTACATTTGCCCGAAACGCGTACAAATTGTCCACCGAAGAAAACACTGCGCCCACAACACCTAGTACTGCCCCTGACCCGGGCACAATCAAAATATCGGTTCGGTATACATCCGCCGCAAGGTTTAGGTACTGCGCATTTTCCAACACCGACGGGACCACTGTTAACGTTGTCGCAGTGCCTATAGGTGTAGCCCCTACGGCTACGGCGTTTGTTTCGTTAAAAGTTCCGGTGACTTTTGTCAACACTAGAAAATTAGCGCCTACCAGTATGATGTACCCCGTTGCACCGCTTGTAGCCTGTGTAAGCGTTTGCCCAACAGTAGGTGTGTTGGTAAACGACACCACTTGCACTACAACGTACTCGGCGTTGCTTGGTTTAGCTTGCCCGTCATACCGCTCATACCCACCAATTCGGCTATATCCTCCGGTAGAAGAAATAGTAAAATTTTGGCCAGTACGAAATGCTCCGGGCTTTAGCGTTAGCGAAGGTGTAGATAGGTCATACCCGCCTTGTAACGTAAATGCGCGGTATTTTACCGGCGACATGGTTAGCATAGCGCCCCACCCCAAGTTGTCTCAGGAAGTCTATCGGCGGTCATGCGGCGCATTAGTTTACTAAACTCAGTTTCGCCTCGTTGGTAGACTTCAGGCGCGGATTCATATCCGCCATAGGACATCATGGCCCGGTACACAATGGCCATGTGGTACTGCGCAGGCAAGCTAGGCGTATCTGCGTCTAGTGTCATTTCTAACGGAGCGGTAAAGTAGTCCCCAGTTATCGTGTAGCCAGCCGTGGGCGGCGGGCCAAGCACAATAGCTTTAGCTGGTGAAATAGACATCTGCAACGGCCGTGTGGTGGTGTTGCGCATGGCTCCGTACATGTAGGAGTCCCGCCAAGTGTCGTAGTGGATAAAGTCCATAAACACTTCGCTGTTGGTGCCTACTGACGTAACGTAGTTGCGAAACGTGTCCCGGTCCCACATACCAAACGTAGCCACGGAAACACCCACCGTGCCTGAACCGGTCCCTAACGGATAGGTGGATTGCGCTGCTACGGTTGTAAACGACGCGCTAGAACGCATCCAATCCCAGTTTTGATGGGATGTTTGTATGTCCATCCACGCCGTGTTAGTCCAATCAACAAGCCGTTTTAAATTACCTGTTTGACTAACTACCGTAGTTGGACCTGAACCAGAAATACCACATTCCTGACGCACCCTCTGGCATAGCGCTAGGAAATTCATATGTTACCCTGCTCTGCGGCGTAGCTCAGTAGCCCATTCTGCACCTTTAGGATTGCGGTCTTCTATAACCGAAAACAAAGCCGTAGAAGTGGTGGAGCGCTGAACAATGTTTTGAGGATCTTCGTTATCACGTTCAACAACGTTAGTTTCGATGGCATCGCGTTTAGAGCGAAGCAAAACTTCAACGTATTTACGTTTAATGGTCAACGGTTTGGAAACAGGCAGATATCCAAACTCTACCCATTTGCCGTTGATTAGCACTTCCGCGCCTTTGCCGTTAACCCAGCAAGGAATCCAACGTGAGGCAAACTTTTCCGAAGATGGCTCTAGCCGTATAGTAACCGGCTCTTCGTTAAAATTTAGCTCAGCCAAGTAATCCAAGTTGAGATTTTGATCGGCAACAATTACATCTTGCTGGTGATCCTCAATAGATACAACATCCGCTTTTTGCTCGATTTTAGTGTCTCCCACATGAAGTTCACCGCGAGTTTTACGAGTGGGAACGTTTATTGCATCCATTGAGTTTTCTCCATTGATTAAGCAATTTGCGGACGGTCAGGCAGCGTAGCGATGTTTTTCATCACAGTACAAGAAATGCCAGACGCGGTCCAAGAAGTAGTACCGGTGGTAAACGTAGCGCCCGTAGGGGACACGCGAACAATCTGGTACGCCATTGGACAGAAGTCATCTGGCAACGCGGGGAACGGTGGTGCGGCGATGAATGCCCCCACAGTGGTAGTAACGCCCGCAGCAGTGGCCACAATCTGGCCTTGCGCTACCTTAATTGTGCCCGCCAGATTGGTTCCCCAAACAAGACAAGCGCAGTTGTTGCTAGTGATAGCCGGAAACGCAGCCCCAGTTACCGCGTCCGTAGTGGGCGTTGCGGTATTGGTTTGTGCGCCTAGCGTAGTACCGAATTTTCCGTTAATAGAAAACGCGGTTGTTACCGTAGTGGTGTAAGTGCTGGTGGTGCCAGCAACAAACGCCGCGTTAACGTGGTTCAGGGTAAGCCCTGTAGGTTGTAAAAAA